TTCCTTGTTTACTTTTAGGTAGTGGCATAATTTTTCCTTTGTGGGGTTAGTGGCTAGTTTTGTTTACCGCACTAGCCAAGCGATAATCTTTTAGTTAAAAGTTAGCTTTAATCGGAAATTACGATTACACCAGCTTCAGGTCTGATAACTTTCAATCCATATCTCATGGACATATAAGAACCAGTTATTCCGAATCCGGGGTTAGCTTCTTCAACAGTTAGACCACGTCTTTCGACATAAGCCATTGGTTTTATCGACATGTCAAATACACCAAATTTGTTCTTTGGTATATATGCATTCATGATTACGTTCAATCCGAATAGTTGTCCGATAACTCCTGACCTTGCTGTCTCGTTAACGAAATCCAATCCACCTTTTGCTACGTTAGATGAAAATGGGGTTGTAAAGTCAGCGATGTCTAATAGAGTCTTATAGTGCATTGGGGATATCATGATTGTATCTGCATTCAATCCTTTTGCGCCGATAAGTTCCATAGCTTGGGTTACATCATTAAGTTGAATGTCACCGAAAGCATCTCCACCAGATGACTGGGTGTTCATGTAGTGAGAACCAGTGTTCCCTACTCCAAGAGCTGCCAAATCATTTTTGCTGTAAATACCATACTCTGCCAATCTTACGTCGTTTGTGGTGTCTAATCCACCACTTCCGTCGTCATCTAACATTCCAAAGAAACCACCGTGTGGGTTGCTTGAGAAAGTTGTTACTGCTGCTTCAGTTGTTGTAGATATCAAGTCGATAGTACCGAGGGTTGTATCTGCTACACCGAAAAGTGCTTTAATTGCGTGTTCCGTAACATGTCTGTCAACTGCTCTGCGAGCCTCGTTAAGAGCAAGTTCCATTTCTGAAAATCTTGAGTCTTCTAACATTCTACGGGTTACACCGACTGCAATTCCCCATTCTTTCACGTTGACACGCTCGGAGCGTAGGTCAGTGTGTTGGTATGCTGGAGTTGCGCCTTCTTCTAATTGTTCTAGCTTCATGCTAGGTTTAGAGAAACTTATGTCTACATCTCCACCAGTTTCAGTTGTGAAACGCTCTGCGAACATGTTGATTACAGGCATGCTTGTGACTTTGTAGTCTTGTAAAGCATCTTTGTAATCTACTAATACTCGGTTTGCGGTTGCTGAAAGTGATGTCGTTGTTAGACCTTCTTTTGCTGTTACCATATTTTATCTCCTTACTTAACCAATACCTTAAACAAGGCTCCTGCTGCTAAGTTTGCTGTTGCGGTTGCCGTAGCTGCTTCTAAAGCGATTGCTACTGGACTGTCTCCGTCAACGTTTGCTGATTTACTCAAAGCTCCTGAATCAGATGCTGCTACAACCAAGTTATTTCCGACGTCGATGTCAGTTGTTCCGTCCAAATGAACGTACAAAATTAATCCACTTCCGGTAATAACGGAACACAAATCACCAGATGCGGCGTCAGTCAAAGCCCAACCTGCAACCAATATGTTTGCTGTGTCGGCCATTTTGACTTTACCGTTTCCGTCGATTTCCATTGCGGTTCCGGCAGTAATTGCTTCAGCGGCTATGAAATTGATGATTCGAGCTGGTGCTCCACCATCATTTGCCAATACGCTAGTTGTTACTGTCATATTTATTCTTCCTTATTGTTTTCTTCTGTACCATTAAAAACGATTCTACCATCTTTCATCGCGAATAATCGTGATGTTTCTGGAGCATCTATTTCTTCTGGTTTTGCTTCAGCCTCTACAGATTTACCTTTTCCAAAAGTCCTTTCGGTTTCTTCTGGGACAGGCATGTTATCCATAGCCATGCTGAATCCTTCTAGCTTAATCTCATCCCATGCGTTTAATTCCTTCATACGCTCTTCTTTAGTCTCGTCATCCACCTTGCCGAGGATTGCTTCCTTGTTGATAATTGCATCAACGAATCCAGATACGCGAGCTTTTTGAGCTTCTACGTTTCTTAATTCTTCAGCTTCCTCAAACTTGGCGATGGTGGCGAGAGCTTCTTCATGCGCTGAAGTTTTCTCTGCAAGGACAGATTCCATCTCTGCGAGCTTATCCTTCATAGCTGCGAATTCACGCTCTACGATTGGATTCTCGTTTTTAGTTTCTATTACTTCTTCTGTCATAGTTACCTCGCTAGTTGACCCGTGTTCACAGGTACAAGCTTGTTCGTCTTCACCCTCACAAGGGCAAGACTCTGTTTCATTCTCTTCACATTTCGTTTCGATTGTACATGCGTCGCACACAGGGGTACGAGTCTCATTATCAATGAAACTTACCTCGACAGGACGTATGTCTGTTGCAAATGGTTCTCCTAAGACGTCAACATCCTTGGAAAGCCAATCAATACTGACATGAGTCATATCGCCATTTTCTATTTTTTCCAACACTTCATTTGCTTTTTGTGCATCCTTGTGGATGCGTGCCATAAGCTTCACAGCTTGTAAACCATCATCTAATTCTACGTATTCCGGGTTGATAGCCATGCCCAACAAATCGTCGGGGGTACGTTGATGGTTAAAATAAACCGGAAGCTCGTTGAAAGCTTCTATATTATCTTTTAGTATACTTGGTTCTATATAAACCTTTTGGTCACCTTCTTCATCGTGGGGGCCTGATGTTATAGCAATGACCGGAAATTCATGATAATCGTCAACGAGTGCTACGTCTCCAAACACTTCCATTGCAAAACTACGTCTAGTACCATTACAGTTACTATCTTTACTTGCAAATTGTCGGCCAGCTTCTTCATCTGGCATTGTGTCAACTCTCATCTTACATAAGTTAGATGCTAGTTCTTGGTAGTTCTCGTGGCCACGCTTTTTTAGTCGTGGCGCTGTTTCTAGTAAGCAATGCTCATACGCATATTCTTTACTCATCTTCTCTGTCCCCCGTTGGATTTGCTGCTGGTTTATTACCAGCTCTATTTTCAGTCCTTGCGGACTCTTCTTGTTTATCTTGGTCTTTTCCTCCAGACAGGTTAACATTCTCTGCTGTTTCTTGCAGTTCTTCTACTCCATCTGGATTTAAACCTCTTTCCATTCTTACTTCTGAAGGCGATAATACTCCCTCAGAAAGATATACCATATCAGTCTTTGCTTTAACAAATGCATCGTCTACGTTGATTTGTCTAAACTTAAATCTTGCTTCACCACTTTCTAGTTGTGGCATTAATTGTGAATTAATAGCAGATTCAATTGCTGATTGTAAATGTTTAACATATGGTTCAAATATAGGTCTTGCTTGTTCTGGTTTCTCCCACATTGTAATTGGTACCTTTAAAGCTATATGTATCTTCTTTAATATATCGTCTGTATACTTACCATATTCAAAAGCCCGTTGTGTACCTTGTAATTCTTTAACTGAAATATCATTACCGTGGATAATATCTTCACCGGGTTCTAATCCGTTGAATGCTGCCACCACTTCATTAATCTTGTCAGCATTATAAGGCATATCGGGAAGTCCGCAGCTAATATCAAAGCGACTATTAGCGTATTTATTGAGAGCAGCACCGATATCCCGTTCTGCATAATCTTTAAGGTCAACCAAATACAAAATTGGATGAATGTCAGATAAACCATAAGCGTAATCATCGAATGGGTTATTTTTAAATTCGATAATTTCATCTTCTTCAAACCTCACAGAATTTTCATCATTACCTAAATCTTGGTAATAATGCATTATTTGACCATTTGGTGCTCTTTGTACATTCATATTAATAGAAGACCTTAGAACTAAGTTGTCTCCTGTGAATTCTAAATAACCTGTACCAAATATACGACCATTTCTCAACCAACCATATAATAATTGGTCAATATTAATCTCATCAAATAGTTTAGTGATAACTTGGCGTTCTTCGTCATTATCTGTTACGATATCGTAACCATCCTTGGCCGCGTATAAACACGGAAGGTCAATAAGCGTTCTAACAATAGGGTCAGCTAGGTACACATTCATGTACGTTCTTGCATCTCCTATTTGCTTTTCGTATGCAGAACCAAACATTCCTGAATTCTGTTGAAGCTGAATGCGTTTAATAACGCCAGCACCGAAGTCTCGGGGTTCATTTTCTGCAAATGGCGGGTTAGACCCCACCGACGCAAATTTACGCCTATTCCAAGGCAAATAATCACGTAGAGCCATAGCTATCAATTCCTATTATATAAACAGAGTATATAAAGCTTTCGCTCATAACCCTCCGGGTATATGTTTATTTAGGGTATTTCCCCTCTTTCCAGTCCTAAATATAGAAGGCATATCACTATTTTGGGCAGGTCTAGAAGTATTCCTACTTATATTAGTACTTGCAAATGTAGCACTTGCAGGTGACATTGATAAACAAGCATGTATACCCATCACTGAACTATCACAATAATCATCATGTTTACCATCTGGAGCAGCAATTCTTTCTGTTTTTTGGGCTGCATCCATAACATATTCCAATTCACAATGCTCTCTTATCCATTTATTTACTAATTTAGCATCATTCTTATTTAATTCAGCAGGATGTGGTATCTTTACTATACCTTGTTGTACGTATGATACGTAATCTCTGTAAGCTTGGGTTTTAGTACCCTTTGGGCCTCCAGTGAAAACGAAAGGTATAAAATGTCTTCCATCTTCATAACAGGCTTTCCTTATGTCTTGCTCAATCGCACCACCAATACCAGTAGCGTCAATAATAATACGCTCAGCACCAAAATCTGTAGCAGTGTCAACGATACGCTGACGCTGGAAAGGAATGTCATGTCCACCTGTTCTTGGATTGATTTCTTCCAATGATATAAGACGTGCAATATTTCCCTCTGCTGATTTC